GTTGTGTCCGCATTGGTGCGCGTGAACTGATCGACGATATCGACGATGTTCGGTGAAAGAACACCCATATAGGTCTTCTTCTCGGAGCGCACTTCAAACATGGACTGCAACACCCCCGCCAAGATGGACTCCGTAAGGGTTGTCCCGTCATTGATGGATGCCGCCGGGGTGCGATACTTCGTGTGCACATCAGCGGGACCGGCAGAGTCGATCCAATTAAACAAACCCCGGGTAGTGTAAGACGCAGAACTCGCAGACTTGTTCTGTCCACCGCAGATAACCGCTTCAATGTCGCGCTTGATTTCGCGAACAGATTTCGCTTTACCAAACGCAAACTCCCCGGCTCCCTGGGTGCCGGCAGTGTCGGTTAACGTCTGCACATCAGTCACACCATAGGTGCGGGAGCTAATGTGTATATTGTTCGTCAGGCGACCGCGAGCAGCAGACTTGTCATCGAAGTCCGTTACACTGGGAGTAACAGATGAACCCCAACGACCGTAGTCCTCACCCTCGTCCACGGACGCAACAGCGGGATCACTCAATTCGTCAACGAGAACCTCGACTAAAGTCGCTTTTGGTCCCGGACCCTTCTTAATAGCGGAAGTCACCGGAGTCGCTTCCGGTTCCAGGATGGTTAATACATCCCGTAAGTCTTCCCTATTTCCTAAACTCGCACCCAGGTTCTGGGTTGCGGGGCTTTCAGCAGCCACGGTATATGAATCGGCTAGTGCCATAATGTTATATTCTTTCTAATTATTTAACAGCGAACATATTGGCCAATGCCTCAGTAGAACCTGACTCTGCGAATGAACTCCGAGCGTCCTCGTACCGGGCAGCATTTGTGTCTGCTATCGGTGCGGGTGCTTTCGCGGGACGAGTGGCAACTTTGGTTGGTGCTTTTGCCTTGGCTTTTGGTTTCGACTTTTTGGCCGAATCCGTCTGCCTTTGATATTCATTAACTCCCATCAAGTAGAAGGCGACAGTCGCCTTCCAGTTTGGCAGTTGCCGAATCATCGGCGCATCACGAAGGACCGACATGGCGGCTTGGTACTCAGAACTTGATTTGTTCTTCCACCACGGGAACGCTTTCTCTGCCATACTCGACTGCTCCTGTTCTCCCTTAATAAACTCCTCCCTCGCGGGAAGATGTTCTTCTAGATCTTCTTGAGCTTTGAGTTCCAGATCAGCGATTTGAGAAGAATCGTAATCCCTCTCAATCCCATTAACCGTCACTACCGTTCCGTCCCGATGCCTTCTGCACCATGCCCGAAGTTCCCTCGCTTTGGTCTTTGCCCCCTTTAAGTCCTTCAGCGTCCTGATCCCCGCATGAGGGTTGTCTGAAACAACTTGGCCCTTTTCACCATGATCCCGAATCTCGTCCAGTTCAGTGCGAGCATCATCTAATTTCTCCTCGGCTTCCCTGGCGCGTTCCTCGGCATCCTTGGCCCTGGCTGTCAAACGCCCAATGCGCTTATCAATCTTCTTCTGGACTCCAGCAGAAACCTCCTGCGATTCGTCCTCCGAAACGTCTTCAGAGTCCTCTTCAGATTCCTCCTCCAAGTCCTCCTCTGACACATCCTGCTCGGTTACCTCTTCCTCAGATTCAGCAACTTCAGCATCTTTAACCTCAACTTCTGCCTGTTCACTTTCAGCGTCAGTCTCGGTGACAACCTCAGTCTTCCCCATAAGGGTTTGGGCAAGGTCGTCCAACCCAATTGCCGCAGATTCATTCACCGCTTCCGGTTGGGTGTCCGCTTCACCCGATCCTTTATTTTTCGCCATGCTGTTAACCTCGCAAGAGAGGGTATTTGTCCGATTGTTTTTTATACGGGGACAAAAGAAAACCCGATCACCTGAGTAACCGGGTTCGCGTGAGGTGGCAAAGGGCACTATTCAGAACTAGTGCCAATATGTGCTATCTTTTCATAACTAAGTATCTTTAGACCGGAACTCTTCTATAACTTGTTCCATTCTTTTCCTTAATTGATCCAGGGCATCGATGCCGCCGGCGTCGTGCGCCAGCAGTCCATGATGCTCTGACGCTGCGGGGTCGCTCATATGCATGATGAGTTCTTCCCGCACGCTATTGATGAGTTCGTGAACCGCCGAAAACCGGGGGTCCAGGAGAAGCATCGCGAGGTCGTCCGTCATGCGCCGAGTCTCCCGATTTGGGCATTCTCCCTCTGGTCAAGTTGGTGTTGATGTTGCTGTCGGCGCTTGTCCAGGTCGTCCTTGAACTTGGGATCCTCCATGTAACGCTTCGCAGCGGCAGGATTGTTCTCCATGATCCTGTCAAGAACCTCCAACCGAAGTTGATGCGCTTGCCCGGGCTTGATGTCGTCCTCCACACCGGAAAATATCTTGGCAAAGGAAGTCTTCTCGTCATCAATCTGCTGCTGTTCAGCGTTCTCGGCAGGTCGCATAAGTCTCTCGCCCAGAATCGGATCCAGATAGCTAAAGACCACACTCATCAACTCGGTGCGGTCCACCACTCCGTTGATATCGAACTCACTCACAATAACCTTGAGCAGGTCTAGCTTGCCCTTGAGAAGGTCCATTTCGGTGTTTGCAACCTGGAAGTTGAGAATGATATCGTACTGACCCTGAATGTCGTCCTTGGACATCGCAAGTGCCTTGGCTTTATCGCTGCCAACCACCCGCACCATGAACTCTTCGGGTGCGTATTGCTGATACAATGCCAGAACCTGCTCAAAGACCATCTTCCAGCAATTGAGCCAACGGGACACCATGTTCTGTTGCCGCATGAGCGCATGCCCTTTGTTCTCCGGGGAGACGGGTCTGCCGAAATACCGGTCGGCAGTTTCCCGAATGGAATCCTCAATTTCCTTGCTGCCAAAGTCCCAGTTGGGTTGGTCGGCAAACTGGTAATCATCAGATCGCACCCGGGGGATGAACACGCCCGGTCCCCACTTTGTGGGAGGTCTTCCCGGGGGATGGAATATCGGCGGGATCGTAGCCAGAAAGCTTCGGTCAACCCGCCCGTCCCATTCCTGCTTGATCTGCCGCTGCCAGGTGTAGGCAATTTCCCCGTAACCCCGGCTATCGTCCATGCGCCGGCTCAGGAACTCTCTGCGGAACAGAACAAACGGATACATGCCCCCGTTGGCGTAATCCAGCAGTTCATAGGTTGCACAAATATCATTGCCGTGGGTGTCTGACTGAGCGTGGGGGCTAAAAACAGTATACCAAATCCCGGGCACCCCGTACTCGTCGCTCTTGCGTTCGTAACAGTGGATAACCTCGTAGATCTCGGCAACGTCCAGGTACTGCCGACTTGACTTAACCCCCGAACGGGGAGTCGCGCTGCCCCGGGTGACGGTCATTGTCATCCCCTTGGATTTCTCGATGATAGTATCTACCCAGTTCTTGTCCCAATCCCGCGAGTTAACCGCATCCCTAAGTTGTTCAGCGGTCATAAATTCCCGGTAAAAACACATCCTGGCCCGTTGCAATTCGGTTGTGTCCAAGGGGACAAAGAAATCCTCTCCAACCCGAAGACTGACCAAGGTGGGTCTGTCCATAGTTGTCAGCGGCGCAGGGTACTGGGCGGATCCGAATTCTCTCAGATCGTTCACGATCTTACGCAACACCTTCTGGGAAGCATCGGGGAGAAGTTTCCTTCCCATCTCAATGGCTTCCTCCTCCCGGGCAGGATCCATGATGACCTGGTTGGCTTCCGCAAACTCCGGTCTTTCCTGGGCAAGGGCACTGATTTGCTCCAGATCAATCTCCTCATATGTTAAAGTTTGTTCCCTCTCCCAGAAGACACCCATGACAGAAAGTCCGTTCTCCAGGACGGCATTCGCGCACAACTCTGCTTCAGCGTAAAACTCGTCTATTGCATTGTTGCTTGCATAGCGGAGCAGGTTGGTTGTCAAGCTTGCTTGCTCGGCATCATTGCTCTCCAGGGGTGCCGCAGTAAGCTGCATGTTGCGAAGAGAGGTCATCAAAAGATCTACGTCTTCGTTTATATAAGTGTCCACCAGGGGCACCTTGCTGTCACTGCACCCGTCAAATGGAACGGGACTGTGACCCACGTTGTCCCGCCACTTCCTGCCATCCTGGGACTGACCTGCCCAGCGATTGTATCGCGCATCGGAGTTTAACTCGCTGCGATTCATGTAGTCGTTTGTGCGAATCGCGGCTTGGTTAAGTTCCTTTGCCAGTTCGTTAATATTTACTTTCTTTGCCATTATGTCACCTTCACCTTAGCCCCCGCAGAACCAAGCTTGAGAAGTTTTCTGATGGATTCCCTGGTGTATCTTCGTTGCCGCTTGTTTACCTCGGCAACCTCCAAGACCCTCATCTCCTCTAGCTCGCGCAACCGGTAATAAGGCAAGCCGGTAATTTGCCTCGCCTCACCGGCGGTCAGAGTCAGGGGCAAGTCGTTAAACTCCACGCTGATCCCCTCCGGTTGCCGTCATTAAAACATCGTTCATCGGCATGGGGCCGCGCTTGAACAGGTAGCGGTCGCAATCCACAACATCCTTCATTGCCCCCCTCAACCCGTCTCTGCCGGTATATTCCATGAAGGCGTAAATAGTTTGCTGACATGCCTCGCTGATATAATAGCGGGGACAGTTCATTGCATTCACTTCCTGCTCACCGTTAAAATCCAGATAATCGTTGATCAACTGAATCCCCTCCTCGATGTTGGTACCAGGTGCCGGGATAAA